TACTGGGTCAAGCACGGGCAGTTTACCGCCCATCAAGCAAGCCTTGAGATAGGCAAAGACCTGCTTCAAAAACTGATTGAGTCCGAAATAATCAAGACCGAAGGCGACGAAATCCGTATCGAGTTCCTTGATTTGCAGATGGAGGGCCTGAACAGGTTAAGCGAAAGAAGGAGGGAGGCAGGTCGTAAAGGAGGCGAAGTAAAGGGCCAAGCAAGTGCTAAGCAAACCGAAGCAAGTGCTAAGCAAAACCAAGCAAGTGCTAAGCAAACGGAAGCAGATAAGATAAGATTAGATAAGATAAGAGAAGAAGAGATAACAAACAAAGAAGAGATTAAGAACACTTGTGCAATCTTTGACCAATTCTGGGCTATCTATCCACGCAAGACCGGGAAGCAGGCAGCGTCAAAGTCCTTTGCAAAGTTGTCTAATGCAGACCAACAGGAAGCCATAAACAACATCTCAAGGCTCTACTCTCAAACACCCGTGCAGTTTGTCCCTCATGCGGCCACCTACCTCAACGGCAAACGCTGGGAGGACCAAGCCATCCAACGTACCACTAACTTCGCCTACTCAAACCTAACCCAAGATGATGAACCCTTACCAGTTGTCCGCTGAACGCAAACTGCTCGGCTGCCTAATGGACAAGTTCGTAAACCGAACCGTCCTACTAACCCAAATTCCTGAACGCCTATTCACAGGCAACAACGTCCTCCTGTACCGGGCCATCGAATCCCTCCACAAAGCAGAGCGAGAGATAGACATCGTAACCGTCTACAAATACCTCGCAGACCAAGGCCAAGCCCATGTCCTACTCGAAGGCATTGACCCCGAAGCAGGGCTTGTGAGCAATTGGAAGACCTACGCATCCGACCTTCACGACCTTTGGAAGGAGAGGGAGGAAGCGAGAATCATGGAAGAACTCGCCCATGACCGGGACATTCCCAAAGCCTTTCAACGCTACCAATCCATCCAAGCCGTTGAGTCCAACGCCTCCGAATCATCCGCTCACGAACTCGCCAAGGACTTTCTTGTGAACATGAATGAGGTCCGGGAAGGAAGACGCAAGGACCAAATCTACCAAACCTTTATCCGACCGCTTGATAACATCTGCACGGGGTTTAAGCCCTCCGAGTTCATCCTCGTAGGTGGTCGTCCCGCAATGGGCAAGACCCTGCTTGCTCTGCAGATAGCGATGAACCAAGCCATGGCCGAAATCCCCGTCGTGTTCTTTACCATGGAGATGTCGGCAGACCAACTGACCCAGCGGATGCTTTCCAACCTCGGAACGATGGACGGGGCAGCATTCCTTAAGCCCGACGAGCGTATCACTACGGAGCAGTTCCTGACGTTGGCACAAAAGGCTGACCAACTCAAAGGGAAGCCCTTGTATATCGTGGACCTGCATCAAGCCAACCTCGACCGAATCGAGGGCGAGATAGCAAAACTCAAAGCCAAGTTCGGAATCGTTGGCTTTTACCTTGACTACCTGCAACTCGTGGAGCCTGCCAAGATTGACAAGCCCAAGCCCAAAATAGAGCAGATGACCAACATTAGCAAGCAACTGAAAGCAATCTGCAAGAGGCAAAAGGTGTTCGGGGTCGTGGTTTCTTCGCTTTCAAGGGCAACGGAAGGCAGGGCTGACCATCGTCCCATCATGTCCGACCTTCGGGAAACTGGGCAACTGGAGTTCGATGCCGACAAAATCGCTTTTGTTTATCGTCCATACGAACACGACAAGAGCGCAGAGCAAGACCTGATGGAGGTCATCTTTCGTAAGAACAGGAACGGTAGCCTTGGCATCGCCCAAGTCCAATGTCAACTGCCCTACACCAAAGCCAACGAATATCCTTTATGAACATCCTCGCCTCAATCAGCGGTGGCCGTTCTTCGGCTATGATGTCCTACATCCTGCATACGGACCCTAAATACAAGGACGACAACAAGGTCTTTGTTTTTGCGAACACGGGAATGGAACGACCCGAAACGATTGAGTTTCTTAAAAACTGCGAGAAGTATTGGGGTATCAATATCGTGAAGATTGAAGGTGTTTATTCCGAAACGATGGGCGTAGGGGTAGGATACAAGGTGGTGGAATGGGACGAACTTGCAATCAATGCAGAGCCATTTGATGGGGCGATAATGCAATTAAACAAGGGGGACTACGAGGGATTACCTCACTCAAAAGCCCCATACTGCTCGGATTACTTGAAAACAAGGCCCATCCAAAAGTTTGCGAAGGAATATTTTAAGACCAAAAACTTTGTAACCAGCATCGGGTTCCGGGCAGAAGATATGCCCAAACGAATCTCTTGGCCCGAAATCAAGGCAGAGGACAAGCGAATCTATCCGCTACTGACCGACTTTGAGAAACCAATCGGCCAGCGTGAACTTACGGAGTGGTGGCAGAAACAGCCCTTTGAATTGGGTATCCATTCCAAATTTGGCAACTGCGAACTTTGCTGGAAGAAATCCGATAGGAACATCGTTGAAACAATCCAACACGGAACCCGATTCGTGGGCTGGTGGGCCAAGCATGAGCAGAAATACGGCCACACAAGTTTTAGGGGCAACAAATCCATCAACGACTATGTGAAGATGGCCCAGCAAGGAACCCCGATGGAATTTGATTTTGACCAAGAAGATTTTAATTGTATGTGCTAATGACACCCGAATACACCCTGCAAGCAGCCTGCGTCAAGTTGTTCAAACTCTTGAAGCCCCACGAAGAAGGGCGGTTGTTCCTGAACCTCAACAACCCCCGAAGCCGAACCAACGGTCATTTTCTCAAAGGCATCGGCCTGACCGCTGGGGTTGCAGACATGACCTATCTATCGGACAAAGGGGCTATCTTCTTGGAGTTCAAAGCCAATAAGGGCAAGCAGTCGCTCTCGCAGAAGTGGTGGCAATCAGTTGTTCAGGAGGCAGGGTACAGGTACGAGGTCATCCGAAGCGTTGAGGATTTTCAAACTTTAATTATGAGAACATGATAATTATCCCAATCACAAACGAACAAAGGGTAAGGGCTAATGAATTATACGATTTTAAAGTTTTAAACAACTCAATTACAAGCGGTAAAAGCAATATTTACGGGGCCATTGGAGAGATAGTTGTCTATGATTTTTACAAAAAAAGGGAAGCAAAAATTGACAATGAGGCAACCTATCATTATGATTTAATTATCAATGATTTTAGAATAGACGTAAAAACCAAAAGAACAACCGTTTACCCTGAAGAGCATTTTTTGTGCAGCATTTCAAATCATAATATCAACCAAGAATGCGATTTCTATTTTTTTGTTAGGGTCTTAGAAGATATGCGAACCGGGTTTTTATTGGGCTATAAATCAAAGGATGATTTTTTCAAGAACGCTCAATTTAATGAAAAAGGAAGTACCGATGTTAATGGATGGGTTTTTAAGGCCGATTGCTGGAACCTTCCAGTCAAAGATTTAGATAAATTCAAAAAGTAATTACAACCAATTAAACCAAACAAATAAACCCCCAAAACATGAGAAAATTAATTTTAGAACACAACGGCCTTTGCATCATTAACGCAACGCTTGAGCATACTGGCTTTCAAGGAGGCGACGCAGGACACGGAGGATATGTGGCTATGACCTTTCAAGATATGGCGTCAACATCAATGGAATGCTATGTGAACGATGACACATCAAGGGTTGAGCCAGTAAAAAAGATTGAAATCGTTTTCCGAGGCGACGACGAAAGGGATGGCTTGATTAAGATTCTCAAAGCCTTCGTAAGAGAATTGGAAGAAAACCCTACCTGTTAGGTCGCAAGTGTGGAATAGTTGTGTAGATTTGTTCCATGGCCCGACTGCTACTGCTGCTCCTGCTGACCGCTTGCACCAACGACCGCCCTTGGAGGGTGATTGAGGTACGGGCCAAGGGTAACGCCTGCGAGTATGTGCTATCCCGAAGCAACGGATTCGGGCCACAAGTCAAGACCCTGACCGATTCGTGTGGGAGGTATCAACTTTTTCAAACTATACGCAATCGGGTATAATGAATGAGAAATCGGTCAATAAGCGTCATTATCGCATATAATGAATGATAAATCGTCAGCCTCTGGTCTTACCGAAAGCCCCCCAGCGTCAGCCTATAAACTTACCAACCAAACCCCAAACCGATGAAAACCACCCCACGACCTGAGTTTAAGGACTTAGTAGGTAAAACACTTACCGAAATCAAAAACAATAACGATGAATTAATTTTTATCGTTGACGATGGAACACGGTACAAGATGTATCACGCGCAAGATTGCTGTGAAACCGTTTCAATTGAAGACATCAATGGGGACCTGAATGACTTAATTGGAACGCCAATATTGATGGCAGAAGAGGTTTCAAACTATGAGCCAGACTCTGAAAAAGACGTTTTAAAAACTGAAGAAGCAAATGAATGGGGCTCGTGTACATGGACGTTTTACAAATTAGCAACGGCAAAAGGGTATGTGGACATTCGTTGGTTTGGCGAAAGCAATGGTTATTATTCACAATACGTTGACTTCGTTTGTGTTGTTGATAATGATGATGATAATGATTAATTTGATTTAAACCTCGCAAATTGTCCCATATAAACCCCAACCCCATGAAAACCACACCTATCGATTTCCGACGCTGGCAACTGCATATTCGCAAGGAGTGCGTCAACTGCAACCGCCCCGACAAATCCGAAACCATCAAGGCTTGGTCCGTCAACTGGACCCTGCTCGGTCGAATCCTTCAAGCCAAAAACGCTTAGTCATGGAATGGATTAAATGCTTGGACCGAATGCCGACACCTTACGAGCCAGTCCTGATATTCACGACCGACCGCAATCAAGCCTACGCATGGCTTGGGGATGGACGCTGGTACTACGAGCATCAAACGTGGTTCCTAATCGAAGTAAGCCATTGGATGCCACTACCCCCTAACCCGTTTTAATAAAAACCGATGAAAAAAGATTTTATCCCTTACGAACAAGCCCTTGCACTCAAAGGGCTTGGATTTGGTGAGCCTTGTTATGGGTGGTTTGATACAGGGTATTTGAGATTTGGTTGTTATGAATCAGAGCACGTCACAGGTTTAGGAGATTTGCCTGCCCCCCTCTACCAACAAGCGTTCAGGTGGTTCAGGGAAAAGTATAGACTCAATAGTGAAACTCCTTATTTACCCAATATAGAAAAGTATGGAATTGTTGTTTCTGATATGACCATCAAACCTAAAGACTTATCAAAAAATGAAAACTTTAAAAGAGGTGTGGAAATAACCAACAATTTTGCACAATACGACACGCATGAAGAAGCAGAACTCGCCTGCCTTAAAAAACTAATTGAACTTTCAACCAAGACGGCATAACCATGGACCTAATCTCACGCACCATTCTCGGATATACCGCAGAGGTTGTCGGAGTCAGCCCCGACGACATCTTGAGCGAAGTCAAGACCCAAGAACTGGTGCTGGCTCGGTCAATCTTCGCCGACATCGCCTACTCCGAATACCTCTACACCTACTGCCAAATCGGGCGTATCATCAAGAGGAACCACGCAACGGTCATGCATAACCTCGAAATCCTT